TCATAGACAATTTTGTCGCCTGGAACGTCAAGATCTTTATATGGGTTAGATTGAACCGCAGTTCCGAGTGTAATGCCTGGCAAATTGGCTTGTGTTGCAAGGAAATCTACCTTCGGACACTTATTGATTTTTAACTTGAATCCAACAGGAGACAAAAAGTTCCTATTTGATACCTGTCTTAGGGCTGGATTTATGGCCATTTATTTTACGTCTTTATCTTTATTTATCTAAACCTAACAATTTTTGTTAAGATCCTCTGCCATATTACCACCTATTTCTGCACCTTGATCACCACCAAACATGGCTACCCAACCAGCCACAACCCAACCAACAAAGGGAATAGTGGAAACAGTAGGAGCAGCAGCAGCACCAACACTAGTCCCAACCAGTCTCCCAGTTCCTTTTGCTGATCCAATTGCTTCGATACAGGCTTCGCTTTTTCGGGCAGCAGTAATTTGCTCCGCTTGTCGTTCTGTCAAACCAGGCTTCTGATCTATCCATGATCTAGTATTGGATACTGCACCACCTTGGTTGGTCTTACCATCCATAAAGTATTCTTCTGTAATCTTAGTTGTCTCAGTTGCAAGTCCTAAGAAACCACCTTTCTCTTTAATATCCTTAGTAATAAAGGCTGTCTTAGGGTCATTTGCTTTGTATGAAATAGCATATCCATCTTCCGATACACTTACTTTATATGATGTGTAATCACCTACAGGAATATCTACTGATGGTAATTTACTTTCCCTATTGGCAAGCATACCAATCATACCGATATGTCCAATACCGAGAACTGCACCCAAACTAAGACCTATCCACTTTTTCATCTTTCGTTTTTATTTAAAATTATAACACAGTTACAGAAATTTGTCAAGGTATACCCATTTTGCATAATGTATTCCACGATAACATAGGAAGGCAAACACCTTCTCTGGGCTATGAATATCTGGATCATATTCTGGTATTTCAGGTGGACACCACCTTATCTGTAACATTTGTCTTGACCTCCTAACATTATATATCTTTTTAGGGAGTCTTAATAGTCTCTTTAACTTCTTTGTGTAAAGTCTATACCTTCCATGTGGTCATATTCATGTTGAAATACTCTGGAAGCTAAACCAGACAACTTCATCTTATGAATTTTCTTATTCTCATCTTCATACTTGACTACAATTTTATCTGGTCTTTTAATTTTCAAAAAAACATCTGGATATGATAGACAACCTTCTTCCATTTCAATCTCTTCATTATATGACTTAACAATACGAGGATTAAAACATACTATGATTTCATTATGTTCCCAATCTCTTATCATTGCAAAAGCTCTTTCCCATATACCAATTTGATTTGCTGATATACCAATGCCTTTGTAATGTATCATATTTTCAATTAAAGTATTGGATAAAAATTGACGATCTAATTTATAGCTGCACGATTCAATACGATGATGAAATAATTGGTGTTCTGGTTTTACGAGTTCTCTGATCATGATATATTTATTGTAACATAAAAAAAGAGACCCGAAAGGGTCTCTGTGAAGAATATGTAATATCCGAATTACATGAGGTTAGTAACTTTAACTCTTCTGTAGTAACGGTTTGCGTTCTGAGTAAGAGCACCAAGTCCTTGAGTTGTTCCCTCTGCGAATGGGTTTGCAACCATACCATATCTGGTCTTAAATCCAATCTTTGGCTGGAAGCTGTTCTCTCCCACAGCACGAACCATCTGTAGTGGAACGTAAGGGCAGTAGAATAAACCAGCGTCATAAGGTGAAGAACCTTTGTATCCTACAACGTAGAAGTGGTTAGCTTCACCACCACCAGAAGCAGCATAAGGATCGATGTATACTCTGTACTTACCATTGATTGTACCAGCAAATGTGTTACCAGTGTCATCAACGTTAAGGTTAGCATTAAGTGCAGGGGTGTAATCTAGAACACCAGCCATTGTTAATGCAGAAGCAACGTCAGCGGAAGTAACGATAATGTTACCCTTTCCTCTACGAGTTCTTTGTGCAATTGCGTTTGCATCTCTTTCGATCTGGAATAGAAGTCCTTTGAACTTCTCAACTGACCATCTTCCGTTTGAGTCGGTGTCTAGGTCAAATGTTCCAGCAGTTGTTGTGTTTGCTTGAGCACCAGACTCAGCAACTTTATAGATTGTACGAACAACTTCTCTGTTGATTTCAGCAAGTATCTCAGTTGATAGAATATTTGCTAACTCAGCCTCAGCGTTCAATCCGTGGATTGCCTTAAGGTCTTGAGCAAGTTCTAGTGAGTACTCTGCTTTTAACGCTCTGGATTTCGCAGTAACAGTAACTTTCTCGATTGAGAAGGCCATTTCACGGAAGGCGTTAGATCCTGTTCCGTCAAGAGCTTCTGAATCTCCAGTTGCCATACCTTGACCAACGGAGTATAGTGCCTGAGCAACGTCTCCAGATCCTAGTACGGATGGGTTTGTTCCCTGCTGAGGGCCTGTAGAACCGAAACCAGCGTTACGATCTGTAAATCCGCCAGTAAGGTCTTGTCCCTTATCCTGAGTAGAGAATGTTGAATCAACTTCATCAAAGAATGTTTCTGTACCACTCTGTGAAGTTTGTCTAGATCTCATTGCGAAGATGAGTCCAGTTGGGCCGTTCATTGGCTGAACGCCACATATGTCGTATGCCAACAAGTTTGGCATTGAACGTCTGATAAGACTGATTAAAACGGGGTCGAAACCAGCGACTGGGCCAGCAGCTGTTGCACCACCACTAAAACCACCTGATGCGCCTGCAGCGTTACCAGCGTTTGTGATTTCGTTTAATTGGCCTGTTGAACCTTCGTATAGGAAATCCCTTTCTTCTCTAAGGAATCTCTCTTGGTTTTCTAGCAAGACTGCGGTTACGGCTTTACGATGAGGATCTTTGATATCTTCAAGTCCTTCATGATTAAGTAGCGGCGACCACTTCTCTTGCAATTGTTCTGAGTTGAACATTTTGCTTTTTAGTAATGTGAGTTGTGTTTAATATAATGTTAAATTCACTTCTTGACCGAGTTAAGTGCTTTCATGTAATGAGCCATTGCACCAGTATATTCTACTGCTTGTGTCTCTTCATTTAACACTGTTTCTGAGGTCTGTTTCTGAACACTCTGTCCAAAGTATGACTCCTTTAGAGTCTCCAGTTTTTCACGATATGATTCTTCACTTTTAAACTCAACACTTTCTGCAAGTGAAGCGAGCTTCTCTTTCTGAGTAGCAGCAAGGCCTTCAGAAACTTCAGAAACGATAACGTCTGCAGTTGACTCAGCGAGTCTCTTGTTTAGTCCAACGTTTCTCTCAATCTGCTCATTGAGTTTGGTCTCCATTTCATCAAGTTTATCTACCATGTTCTCGACTACATCGTATTTGTCTTCAGGGATTGATACATAATGTTCTTCAAATAGTTGTTTCATTCCTGAGAGGAAGGATTCTGTCATCTCTGACTTCAATCCATGCTCTACAGATAACTTATTGTCCTTGAGCCACTCATCAGCGACGTACTCAAGGTAAGAGTCAACTCTCTCAACGAGAGCTTCCTTAACTTCTGTGATTTCCTCAACAATCTTCTTCTCGTTTTCTTCTTCAATCTCTTCTTTAATCTTAGCGACTTTAGAATTGATTGCAGCTTCAAAGATTGTCTTTGCTTTGTTTTGGAATTCTTCTGATAGTTCCTCACCAGAGAATAGAGCATTCATGTCTTCTTCGACATCAATCTCAGGAGCCTGCTCTTCAACAACTTGCTCCTCCTCTGCGACTACCTCGCCTTCCACTTCAGATTCTTCTTTTTTTGTTCCGCTTATGGATGTATCCATAGGCATCGCTGCTTTTGCACCTTTGTTAACAACATCGGAAACTACCTTTCCTACTGTTTTTAACTTAGAAGAATCATCATCTGGTTTGTAATTTTCGGGAGTAGGGCCGCCAAGATCTTCGTAGGAACCTGCAACGGACGTATCCATTGGCATTCCCGCCTTTGCGTTAGCGTTAACTGCAGTTTTGGATTGCTGAGTGCCTACTTCCATTTCTTGTAAATCTTTTCCAACGGACATCGTTTTTGCTCTCCGAAATTAAAACTTTATATTAGTGTAAATCTATACTTATTTAGAAAAGTTATAAATTAAAGATTTTTTAGAAAATCTGAGAATAACTTTATCTTGTTCTCTTGCAACTGTCGACTACTGGCAAGAGTATTGATTTGTTTGTAGGTTTTTGCAGCTTGTTGTTCACGAAGAACACCGCCGTCCCAAACCCAATTTTTTCCTTCCATGATTCCATCCACAAATGCGTCTGGAGCTGAAGGATCTGCCACAATATCTGCAGCAGTTGCTAACATGAAATCTTCACCAACAACGTTTACACCTTCGTTGTTCATAGCAACTGAGCCAACACCACGAGATGATACTCCAAGTTTGACTCCTTCACCAAGAAGTGACTTAGCAATATTACCCATAGGTGTACTTAATATTTTAGCACGACCAATAAAATCAGAACCTTCTTGTCTTAGAGAAGTAATTTTATGGGAAACACGATCTAAGTTTACAGTCGGGCCATCAGGATGACCTAACTCACCAAGCGCTCTACCTTTTGTGATAAAGGCTTCGTTGTATCTTGAAACTTCTTTTGCAAGAGTTCCACATGGATACATTCTACCGTTACGATTTTTTATGTCGCCCTGAAGGAAAACTCCTTCAATATAAAGGTTCTTCTTACCGCCACGTTCTTCGACGATAACCTCTACATTTTCTATTTCTTCTCTAATTAGTTTCATGGTTCTTAGTTTGTGTATCCTACAGCTGAACCTAAGACAGCAGCGTTTGCTGCAAAAATTGCCTCAGTTTTCTTTTTTTCAACGAATTCAACAGTATTACCTGGCATTGTAAAAGTTCCAATAGTTGATGATCCTCCTACAGAATCAATCACAGTTACTAATCTAGCAGTATCGCCATTGTTACAAAGACGTACTACAGTTGCTCCTCCAAATGTGGAAGCGCCTGCGGCGTTAGTTCCACATGCAGCTTGACTACCAGTTACTAAAGTTCTACTCGCCATCAGTCGGTTCCTCTTCTTGGGCTACAGGTTCTTCTTCAACTTCAGATTCAGACTCGTCATTAAAAAGATCTGCAACCGCAAGCGGTCTCTCAGTTTCTACTCTTGATGCTGTTTTAGCATAAAGAACATCTTTTATCCCATCTGATATTTCATGGGCGGGTGCATCATCTAACACCATATCAATTAATTTTGCAGAATCCACGATTATGTAAATATACTACCAACTATTTATATTTCGCCACCTTCAGGAGCTTCAACAGCCTTACTGTCTTTCTCCGAATCTGGTTCAGTTATATTAGATTGTTGTGCGGCAACGTCTGTTGCAGCAGCTGTAACTTCTAATTGTTGCATTGCAACAGGGTCAACATATAGTCCTGCTTCTATTTCAGCAGCAATTAACTTATCCTGTTCTACAATCTCATCATCAGTCTGACGTAATATTTCTCTTCTTAGATAATCCTGAGAGAAATATTTACCAATATATGGCTCTGCCTGTGATAGGTTTGCCATTCTCTCTTGGAATAATTCACTGTCTTTTAATTCAGCAAAATGATTATCGTATATGTAATCAAACTGAATATGTTCAGACATACCTGACCAATCATCTACAGTAATTACATTCTTAAGAAGTAATTGTGTCTTTAACATGTCAAGGAACATATTAGAGAATCTCTTTCTCAATCTTCCTACAAACTTATTAAATCTAAGTTCATCTCTTAGGATTTCAGATGATCTTCCTAAGTTAAATCCACCTTCTCCACCTATACGAGTTTCGGGAACCCCTAAAGCTTTGTAGAGTTTTTTCTGGAAATAATTAATATCTGTTATTTCTCCAAGGTTTTGACCACCAGGCAATGTAGTGATTTCCGTACCTCTACCACCCTCTCTTCTTGGTAGCCAGAAATCTTCCAACATAGACATGAATTTCTTATCGTCACGTACCTCACCAGTATTGGCATCATAGACCAACTTAGATCTATAACGATTCATAACTTCACGTAAGTATTGTTCTGCCTTTACTTTTGGTAAATTACCAACATCAATATAGAATATTCTTCTTTCTGGAGCTCTTGATAATCTGTAAATTACAAGACTATCTTCAATCATTCTTAACTGATTTAAGGCCTTTATTCCCTTATGTAACCATGATAAGGTGATGTG